ATAATTTTCGGCTAGACACTTATAACCAGTTGATTTAGTTGGTTCTTTTTTCTTGAATGTCTCTTCCCATTGCTGATTGTGATAATCTAGTGTGTTTGCATCAACTACAATAAAGTAATAATTGCGCTCTCCAGCGTCCCATTCAATGGCATCGGTAGCAAGGCAGAATATCACATCTTCTACTTTATGACGAAGAAACTCTAACTTAGCATCTAATGTCTTGTGCTTTGTCAATCGCGAACCACTAATAGTCATTGAACTATGTGCTTTGTTTAATTTTCCACCTTTGTTGCTGATACCCACACCATCATTAGAAACCATATCAATTCCTACTAGGTGATTAAAGTCTGCTTGCCAATCAGATCCCATACCCACCTCGTCTAATGCGTATGCACAATGTTCTTCCCAATATTCAGCCTTGCATTGTGACTTATATAGATTATGATGCATTGTTAATCGTTCTTTGATGTGAGATACTGAACATTCATATTTTGACATAATTTTGTTCGCTCTTCTTTATTAACTTATATAACTATTATAACGTAAGGAGTCTTACTTGTCAATAGATAATGTGATATATTTAACCATTTCTGGTTTTTGATTTTCATCACTATTCACAATAGGAACCATCTTATTGTAATACGGACACATGTATTCTGTTGCAGAATCCCTATAACCTATTCCAATAGTCATTTCTGGTACAAATCCAATTGCTTCAATCATTAAATCATCGTAGTTTATACAACGTGTCATTCCAGTATCAAGACCCTTATCGGATGCGCTATATATAATAGTGCTAACTGCAATGCCAATATCCATGTAATAATCTTCATCCCTCCATGGATGATTGGTATGCGAGATATCACGCTTTTTAAAGAACAACAACCAAGGCGCTAACGTTTGCGGATTATGTCGTGCAGTATCGGTATGATCAACTGCGTGTGCCCTGTATATTTTATTTCGTTTTTCTTCATCATCATTCTTATACGCAACAACTTCATATCTTACTAATCGTTGCTTACTAGGAGAATAATCATGCAACTCTTGTAGAATACTTTCAATCAATTCAATGCTAGGCTGTGTGTCTAACCAGTTGTATGTATTGACTCTCTCGTGTGCTGCATCTATCCAATTAACCATCATATTTACTCTGCTTATGTTTGACAACACCTCGCTTTGAAGATTTTTTACGATCAACCATTACTGCACTCTTATTGAATGCACGAGCGTTTTTTGATACTAAATTTCTTGCTTTCATTTCATACTCTCCTTAACTCATTAACTATACTAATTATACAGCGAGGAGCCTTACTTGTCAACCTTTTTATTGATTTAATTTGACATTAATGTATATTGGTGGGTCTACTCAGACTTGAACTGAGGACCTGCCGATTATGAGTCGGATGCTCTAACCAACTGAGCTATAGACCCCCAATATACACTACTCCTTGCTTATGAGTTTCTATTTATCAGCAGGAGTCCAGAAGAAAGTTTTATTTGTCTTGAATTCGTTATTTGTTTTTACCCATTCCTTATCGTCTAATTGATAGATAACATTCGCATCAATCTTATCAGCACCTTTAAATTTAACTGACGAGAAACTAGCACCTCTCACAAACATAGGACAGTTGTCATTTCTCCACATATATAATATTCCTTTTTTGAAATATACACATGCAAATGAACCATCTACCTCACTCAATTTTAACATACTATCAATAATGTGCCTGTGTAAACAAGCAGTGTCCCAATTTGAATGGTAATTCCATTTCTTCAATTGTTCTTCTTTTATAATACCATTATGCCATAATAATGTTTCTTCCAGCACAGATGGGTGAACTGATGAAATTGTCTTTTCAGATGTAGTAGGTGATTGCACATGTCCAATATGCATTTCACCATGTCGTATTTCGTTAAACTTAAATTCACCTAAACTCTTTTCAACTACTTCTATCGACTCACCATTATACAATGCAGCAGAGTATGAATGTTGACCACGATATGAGTTCAATTGTGCTAACTCATTAAACTCACCTACATAATAACTACCAAATATACTACACATCGCCTACAATCGCCAAGGTATAGTAATCTGATATTCAATAGGATCTGCAATAGACCTATCCATGAATGCTTTGATACGTTCTGCACAACTCGGACATACACCACATGACTTACCATCAATATCAGGATCGTAACATGTCAATGTATGCTCATATAGATGTACTACATCAAGTTCTTCTAATAATGCAATCTCTTCATCTTTAGTCAATGTATTAAATGGTGCTACCAATTGTACAGGACAGTTACGATTCATACTCATTACATTATTCAATGCATCTGCAAAACTAGGCGTAGTATCCCAATAACCATACGCATCTGTTGCTTGAATACCAGCAAACACATACTCTGCACCCATCGCTTCTGCATAAGCAGCAGTCAATGAAAATAAGATCATATTGCGATATGGTACATATGTAGAAGGCTGTGGTTCACCTAATACATCTTGAATAGTAGGCATATCAATATCAGTGCCTGCAATGTTTGCACTCATGGGTTTTGCAATTTCACCTAGAATAGAAAGATCAAACAATTGACGATGAACACCAAGTTTCTCACATAACTGTGCTGCGCGATCTAATTCTACTCGCTGCTTTTGTCCGTAATCATAACCAACAGAGAATACATTGTCTGCGCCATATTTGTGTGCTGCAATAATAACAGCCGTTGAACTATCAAGTCCACCACTGTGTGTAATAACTACTTTGTCTGTATCAGGTAATGTATTCATTACTTCGCTTAATGTCATAAATTCCTCTTAATTGTTGAATCATTATACTATGATTGTATATATTTGTCAATCCCTAATATGCCATGCCGAGTTGCTTGCTGATAACGCTATTGTTAACTTCGTTCTCTGTGCACGATCTGTTATACCTAAATCATATTGTCCATGATCCCTTGCCTGATCTACTGCGCTTTTCGCAGTTCTCAATTCCCATCCAAATACCATACGAAGCGTCTTGATTGCCGAAATATAAGTGTCTTGATCACCATTCACATCATACTGCAATTGTGCATGTTTCGTACTGTCACCAGCAAACATAGTCATTAACATTGCGCCGCGTATTGATGGGTCTAGCGCGTCAAACATCGTGAGAGCCTGATCACCACCAAATTCGTCACCAAGTTCGCTCTTACAGGCTGCATAAAATGCTTGCACTGCGTCCATCAATGCATCAGATATTACCATAAGTTAATCCTACCCAATTAAACGTATACTTGTCTTCACCATTCTTCCATCGTCCTGGGAAGATACTACCAGTTGCATTCTCTAACCTGTCAAGTAATGAACGATTTGCTTGATCCATCGCGTCACCAAGTTCACTCAAAGGATCATACCCATTAGTAAACGTCACTACGAATGTTTCGTCCTGTGCATTAAATGTGTAAGTATTCATTTGATATTCCTATATTGATTTACTTTACTATTATACAATGATAAGCCTTGCTTGTCAAGTGGTAATTACGATATGAACCAACTTGGTATTGAACGACCTGTCCATGTCATTTTAAATCTAGATTGCTTCGTCATATAAAATTCTCTGTATGATCTTACTGCATCGCCTTGATGCATACATTCTGGATTTGATCCCATTGCAAGTCTGAATTCAGTTTTTGATTTGCTTACTATATTAGTGGGGATTGATTTGAGTACTTTGCGTAGTTTAGTATCTGATGCATGTACTTTTCCATAACGATATGTGTATTCATCACACAACGCAATGAAGTGAGTGTAATGCCATTTATAGTTGGTATCTGATTCAATTGTCCATTCAGTACACGGATGATACATGTGCACTGCTTTATACAATACATCGTCATGTACGGGATGTGACCATTTCTTTACCATGCGCTTGCCTGAATTAGAAGGTGCTGTGTATAACTTACCATCTAGCATACGATGAACAGTAGACAACATCTGTGCTGACTCTAAAATCATTTTAACTACGTGCTTATCGCATTGTAGTTGGGCTGCTTTTATTGGGTCATTGTCAAGTATGAATAAATTCATTAGTGTACTACAACCGCATTTGCTGCTTCACAGAATTTATAGATACAGTCCTGTAATAGATCAAACGCCTCTTCTTCTGCTTCGTGTGAGAATTCTAACGGGGAATCAATGTGTAGATCGGCAGACACGAAATTCCAGTTAATGGAATTGTCTTCGTATCTATTTTCCTCGTCTGACAAATAACCGTTATCAATAACCATTCTTGCAATATCTACAGCATCCATAATATTTCTCACTTTGTTTAATTTAAGACTTATTATATAACATCTAGTACTGCTTGTCAACAGTTTTCTAACTAATAAGCGACATTGCCTGAAATTAATTTACATAAATAGTTTCATATAAGCTTAATTAGGTGTTTACATATTGCACAAAAAGTGCTATACTAATTTGGTATACTATAATGAGAATAAAACGAAATGATAATGATTATATTAGAAGGTTATGTATTTTATATGTTGGTTGCCTTAGTAGGCATATCAATTGGATATCACAGGTATTTTACCCATAACTCATTTAAAGCTAATAGTTATATTGAGATATTGATGCTATTCAGTGGCTTGATATGCGGCAATCGTAGTGTATTAACATGGGCGGGTGTACATAGAATGCACCATGCACACAGTGATACCAAGAAAGACCCACATAGCCCAACATACCTTGGAATACCTAGTGTATTATTTAGTACATGGTCTGTAACGTATATGCCCGGAAGATATATCACCGATTTGATGAAAAACCCAAGAGTTGTATTCTTCCATCGCTACGGTAATATTATGTATGCAATTTATTGTATTAGTATACTGCTCTATGGGTTAACTGCGTTTTATATCTTTGTGGTATCGCCATTTGTTATGGCTTGGCTAGGCTTTGGTTTATTAAATTATATAGCACACAAAGATGGTGAAGCAAAGGATATACCCATGTTGAATGTAATAGGACTTGGTGAAGGTTGGCATAAGTATCATCATGCCCATCCAGGTGCTACAAGTTTGAATAAGTACGATATCGCAGGTGTATTAATTGAATTTATTAGAACAAAGTAGTGCGGTACGTACATTCATATTACCCGAAGTATCTAAGATAATTGATAAGGTGACTTCGGTTGATGATGCAGTAACGCCATATGAAACTGATATAATTAAATGGCTCAAGCCTATCATCGATTTGTCTAATTATCATGTATATCCCATGAATGGTATAACTGAGGGATTAAATTGGTGGATGTCTTTAGAATCTCGTGGAATCTATATGGCATCTGGTGATTATCAATGGGTACAAGAGACAGGATACGATGTTAAGTATATGAGTACACCAAGTTCAATAGATGGTAATTTTAAAAACGTACCTGACAACGTTGTAGCATTAGACCTAGCGTATGTTGGTAGTACAAAAATTAAACGAATTGAACATAACGCGGACTTTTTGTTCTATAGTCTATCTAAACCATTTGGTGTGCGCAATGTCCGTACAGGATGGTTGTTCACCAAAAAGCCTGAACCCAGACTAGAATTACTTATACATGACGCAAAATATTATAATTATGTTGCACATTCTGTAGCAGAAACTATAATTAGTAATTTCGATATAGATTATGTTCACAATACTTTATATAAATACCAACAGCACATATGCAAACATTACGACCTGTCACCTTCTGATAGCGTCTGGTTATCACATACAAATAACCCATTATATGATAAATTTAAAAGAGGAGATACAAATCGTGTCTGTATTACGAAAGAAATATCAGTTGCCTACAACAGCGCACTTACCACAAATAAAAATTGATTTAAAACGACTTCAGGATGAACTTGATTCGTGGATATTGCGTGATAAATTTGTAGATGTAATCACCGCCAATCCAACACTATGTATGAACCACAAAGAATTAGTTAAAGATGTGTATGACAACTTTGAACAAATTAATTTGACAGATATCGACGGCGAAGTCATGGAGTATACATCTGATGTCAAGGAGCGAATTCGTCGAAGAGAAGAAAGACTATACAATAAACCTACGGAAGATTATAACAAGAGTTACTTTAAAGAGATTGTAGATCAATTTAAAGACTCAGCCATGCGCGTGCGTATCACACGATTAGCACCACACCAATCAATTTCATGGCACATCGATTATGATCCGTCGTATGCAACACGAATCATTATCCCTATCTTTAGCAATGATAAGGTAGAGAACTGGTTTAGAGTAAAAGGCGAAGAGATTAATACTATACTAGAACCCGGCAAAGCATACTTCCTTAATACAGGATTCGCTCATGCAGTTACGAATAACGGATCTCTTCCTCGCATGGCATTAATGTTCAGTCTTGATGGACAGTCGGATATTGATGATATATGAAAAAACTTGACTGGGCTTTAGATTCTATTGAGCCCTATCTTCCATTAATACAAACGCTCTTCCAGTACAATGCTGATCATAAGCACGCATCTAACTATACACAGCATCCTCTATTCGAATGCACTAAATTTGCTAGAATGGGATTTGATGGGATGGAATTAGTTTATTATAGTGCAGGAATCGAACGACCTGAGTACAATGGTTCTATTCGTATCATGTCTAGACACACTAGATCGCGACAGTTCGACTTTGGTGGATATAAGTCTGATTTGATACGAGGTGTTGAAACACTCGATCTAAGTGTGGAATATGCTTTATCTATTGGATATGAAGATATATGGGTATCACGAGAAGAAGGACCTCAGTTACTAGAGTACTTTGCCAAATCTTCTGCATACGATTGGTCGGTATCATACGAAACTCTTCATTACGGAGGCAAACAATATGTCCTTAGAAAAAACTAAGGTACTTCTAGGTTCTATTAGTATAATTCATAGTGATTGGTTGCCATATGCAGCAGGATGCTTGATAAGCTATTGCAGAACTATACCAGAAATTGAAGATAAGTTTGAATTCATGGACCCAATATATCAGTGTCTTGAAAAAGAAGATTATAAAAAGATGTTCATGGAAGTGGACATCTTAGGTCTTACTTGTTATGTATGGAATCAAGCATATAACGATGAACTAGCAATGTACTATAAAGAGTTACGACCAGATGGGGTAGTAATATTTGGTGGACCCGAAGTACCCGAAGATGCAGATGCAAAAGTAATATATGATGAGCGAGAATTTCTACATACATCTGTTGCTGGACTTGGAGAAATAGCATTTGGTGAATGGTTGCTTGGTATACCACGTAGTCACGCAGTACTAACCGATATGCCAACCCCGTATACGGATGGAGTATTCGATAACCTACTAGCAACAGGTGATACATTTAAAGTGAGTTTTGAAACTAATCGCGGGTGCCCATACTCGTGTGCATTCTGTGATTGGGGCGGACAAGCAAAGAGTAAACTCACTAGATTCAATCCTGAATTAATATATGACACAATTGATTTCATATACAAACACGACAACATTAACGAACTTGAGATACTTGATGCAAACTTTGGTATCCAACAGCAAGACGTTGATGTGATCGATTATATGATTGATAGACAGACGCATTACGATAATCCATTACGGATCAGTTATAGTGGATTGGCTAAGAACGGCAGTAAGCATCTTCCCAGCATATTGAGCAAGATATTCGGACAGATACCCATTGATCAACGAAACCTTAAAATTAGTTTCCAGACACATACACCAGAAGTACTTGAGGTAATACAACGAAGTAACATTAATAACGACAGATTAATACCTTTGATTACCGAGTATAAAATAAAGAACATACCAACCACCTCAGAGATGATCATAGGACTCCCTGGAGAGACAGCGGACAGTTGGTTACGCACACTGCATCATAACTACCACATACTAGATATTGATTACGTTAGAACATACATTCTTCATATCATAAACAACACGGAGATGAACAGTCGTGCGTACAGAGATAAGTATAATATGACAACTAAGACTATTCAGTACAAGTCACAGGAAGTACAAATTCTTAACTCATGTTATTCATTTGATGTGAATGAACTTGTACAAATGTTCAGATACAATTGGTTCTATCACAACCTAATCAACACCGACATTATCAAAGATCAGATAGTAGACGTATATGATGATTGCATTCGCTTCTTTGATCACATTGATGAAATGCCATTCTTGAATTCGTTGATTGAACGACAGAGTGATTTAGTCTCGCGTTTCTTTAGTATTGATCCTGTCACTCGCATAGAGGATGATAACGAACATATGTGGTTTGCGGCTACCCTAAGACTTGACGATATAACCATGATGATAAATAATTGTAAACAAGTAGAAGACGAACTAAGTAATGTGTTCAATAGACCTAATCTATTATGGGAATGCGACAATCCAAAATCGTCAGTAGCAACAATAAGATGAACAATTTATATATAGGAGAATAATATGCAGCGATGGGGGGAATATTTCTTTCATACACCCGAACTAGACTTGGATGATGATCAACGTGACCTTTTAAGACAGCGATACAATGCACAAGCTGACAAAGGTTATATGTTTAAGAGTGATGATCTTACATGTTATTATACAAATCCAGAAATGCTGGTAGGTATATACCCAGATCATATTGTTAATGAGATTGCCGAGAAGTTTACTGGTTACGAGTTCCTTGTCAACGATGGTGAAGTAGATGTACATAGGGATAGGATCAGATTCGCTTGTCTAGCCATACCCATATATAATGACGATGAATTAGAATTAGAATTCTGGGATGAAGAACGCAAGGGTGTAATTGAGCGCCTTGACTACGGTCACAAGACATGGATTATGCGAACACAGACACCACATGGTGTATCTGACAAGGCAACTAAACCTAGAGCATTCTGGCAAGCAAGTTTACATGGACAATCGTTTGACGACATCATGCATCAGTATCATGAAGGAAAACTTTTCCGATGAGCGTGCACATGTATATCCCTGCGATAAACCCGACCATTGATGAGCAAGCGACATTGATCAATTACTACTATGCTAATGAAGCGTCATTGCACGCCAATACAGTTGCTGGACTAAACTTCTTATTAATCGATCAACTACCATCATGTCTTATAGACATAGTCAATAAGGTTAATCCTGAATACTTTGAACGTATATACTACTACTCCAATCGTGGCAACGTGGCGAGACATGCGGATAAGAGGCGAGGAACAGTTATAACAATACCACTAATTAATAAGTCAAACATACCAACCTCATTTGATTCAGGCAATGTATACTATCACGAATCAGTTTTAGTAAACACAACCGTAGAACATTGGGCTGATAATCCAGACGAAGAATTCAGACTCTTTATTCAAGTAGAGTTAAACGAAGATCACACATTTGATGAATATATTCAGTTACATATTAAGAATGATCTGGTAAATAAATGATCATTATATATGGTACGCCTAGATCAGGAACAAGTTTCTATGCACAATGGTACGCCAATCAGTATGTAGATCATGTTTATCATATGCCCGAAGTACTAGGAGAGTATTTTCACCCCGATTTCATGAATGGCGATGAAACGTTAGCCCGTATCAACACACTTACGGACAAATCAATCTTTAAGTTACACTCAGGTAAAGAGATGAGTTCCCACATATGGGAATATATTTCAGATAAGAAAGTTGTCATAATCAAGAGGCGCGATGTGTTCGGACAATTCCTCAGCTATGGCATTGGATACACTACAAATAAATGGGTAAGCTTCAATAAGCCTGGACTCAATGGTCTGGTAGATGATAAGAAAATATACTATAAGAAAGAATGGTTTGATGAATTGGCGCAACGACTTATTGAGTTTGAAGATCGTGATGTTACTATAGCGCAAACACACTATTATGAAGACATAAATACTATGACGGCGAACGGTAAACTTCCGTTTAAACAGAACATAGGCAATAAGATAGAAATTTTCGAGAATAAGGATGAGATCATTGATTGGTATAACGACTTTAATACAAGGACAGGCTTGGGTAATAGATGACCTACTTGATACGATAGACTTAGACTATGTTGAGAAAACATACGTAAGTACTGCATTTGACATGATACATGTTAACAACCACGACTTCAAGCCCCTCATGGCTGATACTAACATGAGCTATAGAGTAGTATCCATTCCAGTATTTGAACCCATATTCGAATCTATTAATTCACGCCTGAACATTACACTACCTAAAACTGACTCACGATTAGGTATGCAATACAAGCGATTTGAATCTGATGACAGTTATGACATACATGCAGAAGATCCTAAGATTTATGGTGATTATGCCTATATACTATACCTTACAGACGAAGTAGATGGTGCTATAATATTACCAAGTGAACGCGATCATGTCACATCTAATGGATTTAGAGAAATGCAGGGAATGTTTGATATCAGTTTCGCACCAAAAACCATATCATATAAACCAAAGAAGAACACTTGTATAATAATGAGAACAGGTATAGCACACTCAGTTGAACCATGTAGCGGAATGAGAGATAGCATTGCAGGATGGCCCGGATTCAAAGGATAATGTATACACGATTGAACAACGACTTCTATGACATAGATCACATTACCAAACTACTAAGCACAGTCACATGGTATAGTCTGCCTAAACAACAAATAATAGATGGTCCTACTCATGACACATCACCATGGCCCCATATCACATCAGGCTTCGTACAAGTTCAGCCCGGCTACAATCTACCACCACATGAAGATAACATATTGGCAGAACATATCAATCATACATCTAAGTACTATTCAGATTGGCTACTAAAAACTGGTAATAGGAAGTGTGCTATAATGATACCAATAGAAGGGGACTTCGCACATACGTATACTGATCTATATGATATAGAACTGAATAAGATTGATTCATTTACATTAGAAGATGGTCCGGTATTATATCAAACATCTGGTGGTGTATTGCATGGTGTAGACAATAGAGAAGGTTCAACACGCATAACATATCAGTTAAGTTTCGATCAAGAATACCATGTAGTACGTGAATTAATCACATCTGCGAGACTGTACGAACAAAACTAATACTATGAAATATAATAGAGAGAATACCCATGAGATATATACCATTAGACCTACCACTATTTGAGTATAAAGATAAGGTACTAAATAACTTCGCACCAGACACCGACTTTTACTTCTGGTCAGAAGAATATATAACTGTAAGAGATAGGTCTATTCCATTCCATGATGCTATGCCTATACTGGACGTACATCACGATCTGGTGACATATGTCAAGGAACACTTCCCATTCAAAGACATAGTACTGATGAAACTAGTAAGGGCTAATCGTGATGTCAAACCACATGTTGATGATAACTATGTAGACTACGATGGTCCTTCTAATGACTACAACACGATCAGTCAAGAGTTTCGTGATCATCAATTATACACTGAACCTTGTGGTTATAGAATGATTATAGCAGGCGATAGAAAAAGTCTTTACCTTACCGATGGAGGACCTACTGTAACAGAGGGAGTACTAACATATGGTGTGCCCACGCAACACATACCAACGGAAGTGCCTACAACAACAGATTGTTTTGCATTACAATCGTATGGTAGTATGCACGGAGTGAAGAAGACTGAGAATGATGACAATCGCTTATTATTATTTGTGGTAGGATGGATAGATAAAGATAAACACGATACCATCATTAATCGTAGTATGGAGAAATATAGTGAATACATGGTACGTTAAAACAGAGGTAAGGACTAGTACGATTGAGGGACAAGGTAGGTATACTATTTCAGAGATTGCGATTAACCAGAAAGTTCTGTATATAGAAGGAAATATTTATAAGAATGAGAACAACAGTTACGTTAATCATTCGTCAGACAACAACCTAACATGGGATGGACTCAATGGATGGGTATCCAATAGAGTAATAAAAGAAGGCGATGAACTCACTATGAATTATCGTGAGTGGATTAAAATAGAGGTATCTGATGATCATTGGCTTAACAGGACATACTAACGGATTCGGTCCTTATATAAAGAAACACTTTGAAAGTAATGGTCATACTGTAATTGGCTTTAGCAGAAGCAATGGATATGATATTAAAAGTACGAAGAGCGTTGACAAGATGCTTGATCATAAGTTTGATGTAATGATCAATAATGCAGTAGATATGAATGGACAGAGTAAGGTGCTATCTAGATGTTGTAACAGACAACAGCAAGTGGTTAGTATTGGAAGTCGTATTACTGATCTAAGATCAGAATGTATTTCCGAACAATATCGTGCTGAATATACTGCAAAGATGATGCTATTGAATACGTATGGAACAATAAAGTGGGGTCAATACATATCTTGGGGCTATCACACAGGCGGGATAACAGACTGTTATCCCGAATTAGAAGATCACACAACAATCACACAGGCGCTACAACAACTATATCATATCTGTGCAATCGTCACAATGAGAGAGATACTTGAATAGAAATGTAATCACCTACATTGAAGAATTTATTTGTTTTGAATGAAACCTTCATATTATTATATTCAGCAATCACTAAGTTTCCATCATCGCGATTGACAATCGCAGTGGTGTAAGTAGTGCTACACTGACGCTCAGTTCGGTAACTAACAACCCTACGCTTAGTAGACTTTTTATTGGCAATATCTGCACCAGCGATAGCACCAATTAATGTCGCTGCATCTTTGCCTTTACCTCCTCCCACTGCATTACCTATCAGCCCTCCAAATATCGCGCCTGCGAGGACATCGGCAGTACTCGCCTGAATCTCGTCAGTATATGTGGGTACATCAACATAACTACATACTTCTACAGGGGTTTGTACATTGTGGCTACTATACATTTTCTGTACGGATAACACAACTGCATTCTGCATGTATGTCTCTGCTGACACTGTGGTAGTGAATAGTAATAGTAATACACTACCTAGTACAAGTAATCGTTTATAACTTTTCATTATCGTTCTCCTAGTTTATTAATTTGCTGTAATATATCAACACCAATCATACCTGATTTTATTTTCAGTTTACGTTGTTTGTGTTCATTTTGAATCTGCTTTTCGTGTTCTATTTTAATTTTATTAACTATGTTGAGATAGTCCCACGATTCTCCATCTTCACCGTAATTCCAGTCAGAATACATATATTACATCAACTCAGGGAACATATCCCCAACATAAGTTCGTACTCTTGCTTCCACGAGTGCATCAATATCAATCAGGTTCTCTTTAGGTCGATGAATTCCATCACTCTCAACTGCATCTTTCGCTACTTGCAATAATTGTCGTTTGTTGAGACTAGTTACCGCATAAGGTCGTACTGTTCCCGATTGTACCGCACTTAGAATATAATCTGCCACATCGGTTATATCCATCGGTACTACGATCTTCGTATTGATTCGCTTAATTCCATCTTCATATAATTCAGCCCGCATAAAATGTTACTTCCTATAGTTGTTGTTCAAATTTAATAATTTCAGGCATTAGTGCCTTTTTCGTTTTTGCTGTTAATACAGTTCCATCTGGCTTATATGTAGCAGTCCATGAACTGCCACTTTTGACAATAGTCCAGTCTAATCTTGAAGTCTTCATAACAACTCTTCATTAGTTGTTTCAAGAGTGACAATATCACCAAAGTAAGATTCAAACGTTTGAACCAAATTAATGTAGTCACCACTCTTCATTTCACTTAAAATTGCATCAACATCATAACCTAATTGTTTGCCCAATGAGCCGGCTTTTCCAAGTAGAATGAATGCATTGCCGTCGGGTCCATCAAGATCAATTGTCATGTTTTGTTTTAACTGTCTTTGAATAATAGTCATAGTATTACCTAAATTGTTGCTAGTTGAGGTTTTGCTTCTAAGATAATATCACGAACCATTTCACGATCCATTGAATCACCATCAAATGGCAGCACAGTATTACGCGCTAGACGTATTCCTAATGCCAACAGAATATCGTCACGGGTTACACCGAAATCGTAGACTCCGCCAGGACCGTAAAAATCAAGAAGGTATGAGATAAATGTTTCAGTTTTATTAGTCATAATATTTTGCTCTTTAATTAACATATGTAACTATTATACAACGATAAGCCTTACTTGTCAATGAATTTTATGAAAATAATTGAATTTAATCTGCGAACACATCAGGCGATGCTGATATGATTGTAGCAGTATATGGGCCACTGCCCACTGAATCATTGATTCTTGCTACGGGTGGTTCATCACCAATGACATCACTGCTTGCAGATGTAATCACGCTAGTGTGACCACAATCTGCTGTAACAGTATCGCCTAGTCTTGCACAAGGCTTGTCATTGACAACAATAGTTGGCGAACCAGAGGTAATTGTACCTCCAGTCGTTATCGGGGTTTCATGCGCAGTACAAGTTCCATACGTGCGATCTCCTACTCTTGCTACACCCCTAGACATATTATGCGCCTGCCATTACGATACCAGAAGTTTTCTCGCTATACATCTTAGCAGTTTCTTCTTCTGTCTTGACGATACAAATAACACCATTAAGTCTCATTGTGTATTTTGCGTCCATTGACGAGGTAAACATGAATGGAGCCATTCCCATTCCACCATCATTTGCAATAAGCATAGTAGGCTTAGATAAAACTAATGTATCAGTAGTCTCTTTATCAAGACGTGCTACCATTTCTTCACCGCTGGCTAGTTTAATACTGATCACATCGCCGTCTCTGTAAGGTACTTCTATTAACATGCTTCACTTCCTTTAAGGTATTGTGCCAATTGATCATATCCGCCTATTACGGTTCCATCAATTACTATTTGTGGTACTGTTCGTGCCTGTGGTGCAATTTCTAATAATTGCTCACGAGTCACATCAACACCAATCTTTCTTTCAATAAACTCCATATGCTGAGTTTCAAGCAATATCTTCGCTTTAGTGCAATATGCACAATTATCTTTTGAATAAACTTCTACCATATTTTACCCTCCTTTTATTATAATGACATACCCGAAAAGGTATCTTTAGTAACGTCAGATGTTACACCACCAATGATGTATGACGATAGTTGCACTTCTTGTGGTGCGACCTGTACTTCTGCACCAGCAATCCATTTTTGTGTCCAAGGTAATGGGTTTGATTGTGATACCTTGTACGGACAAGATAAACCAACTGCTACCATACGCTTACAACCAATCCATTCTATATATTCACACAATAGTTGAGCATTTAACCCAATCATTGAACCATCTTTAAATAGATATTCTGCCCATTGCTTTTCTTGTTCAATTGCATCTACAAACATTTGAATACATTCTTCTTCTGTTTCTTTTGCGATTTTAATATAATCTGGGTCATCTTTTGGCAATATCTTTAATAATGATTGTGTGAACGCCAAATGTAGATTTTCATCACGTGCAATAAACTTGATAATTTTTGCATTACCTTCCATCTTTTTAAGTTCTGCAAACGCCCAACTACATGCAAACGAAACATAGAAGCGAACACCTTCTAGTATGTTTACACCCATTACTGCTTTGTATAACGCCTTCTTCAACTCGTACAAGTCAACAGTGATTTCTCTACCATTAACCTTATGTACGCCTTCACCTAGCAAATTGTACCAAGCGGCTTTGTCAATGAGAGCATCATAATTTACTGAAATAGCAGATGCGCAATCAACTATTTCTTTAATGTCTAAAATTTCATCAAATATAATAGAAGGATCAGAATATATATTACGAATAATATGTGTGTATGATTTACTATGAATCGTTTCGTTAAACGTCCAAGTTTGAATCCATGTTTCTAATTCTGGTAGACTAACGATAGACCCGAATGCTTCACTCGGTGCACGACCTTGTACACTATCTAAAAGTATTTGACGCTTTAGATTAGATGTGAATATATGCTGTTCGTTTGCAGTTAATTGCTTAAAATCATTAGAATCTTTCGTAACATCGACTTCATCAGGTATCCAGAAGAAACCCAATTGCTTCTCTGTTAATTTGTCAAACTGCTTGTATTTTAGTATATCGTATCTCTGTAAACTTACTCTTCCTTCGGGATCAAGAAATGCTAATGATTTCGTGTGATCCGCTTTTTTTGTTATATTAAAAATGCTCATTTTTTTATTTATATTCCTTTATATTATAAGACACAACTATCGCAGTCTTCGCCGTCTAATTCTGTCAGGTCCGTTTGTGCTAACGGCTCTTCATTCATTTTATTAATATCAATCTCACCTTGTCCATCATATGTATTAAAGTAGTAAAGATTTTTACCACCATACTTGTAGAACATAAGTAAGTGCTTCAACATAGTACTCATTGGAATCTTTTCATCTTCAAAGTAGATCGGATTATAACTGGTATTTACACTAATCGCTTGATCAATATATTTCTGTAATACTGCTACAATCTTTAAATAACCTTCTGGTGACTCTTGATCCCATAATAATTCATACTTATTCTTTAATCGGTGTATGCCCGGAACTACTTGCTTCAATACACCATCCTTTGATTGCTTGATACTTACCAAAGATCGCGGTGGTTCAATTCCATTTGTACTATTACTTATCTGCGCTGATGTCTCTGCTGGCATCAATGCCATTAATGTACTATTGCGTACACCTGTTTCTTTTATCTGTGTTCGCAACGCTTCCCAAGGCATACGCTCTTTATGCGCTACTAATTCATCTACATCTTTTTTACGACTATCAATTGGTAAAATACCATCACTATACTTAGTTTCATTGAATCCCGGACAATGTCCTTGTTCTACTGCTAAATCGGCAGATGCTTTGATCAAGTAGTATGACCATGCTTCTGTCCATTCATCAACTAATTCAAGATCAGGATTACTATAACTAGTATCGTTCTTTGCAAGCCAGTACGCGAAGTTAATAATACCAACACCAAGTGGGCGGCGCTTCTTTGTACCTAATTCTGCTGCTAGAACTGGATAATTCTGATAACTCAATAATGCATCAAGTCCTCTTACTGCTAATTCACAAGGCTTCTGAAAATCTTCTAATACCTTGATATTACCCCAATTCACTGCTGACAATGTACATGTAGCAACTTCACCATCACCCTTAAACAAATCTGTCATAGGAGAGGTAGGTAATGTAATCTCTGCACATAGGTTACTCATACGTACAGGTGCTAATTCTTGCTTGAATGAACTATGCTCATTTACATTGTCTACATTCATCAAATAGATGCGACCCGTATTCTTTCGCTCGTGCATGAAAGTAGAAAACAATTCAATCGCAGGCATTGACTTCTTACGGATTTTTGTATTACGCTCTGCTTTTTCATACAACTCTTTAAATTTATCTTGATCTTCAAAGTATGCGTCATACAACCCAGGAACATCGCTAGGACTGAATAATGTAATATCACCACCAGAAATCAAACGCTCATACATAAGTTTATTGACTTGAACGCCAAAATCCAAATGCCTTACACGATTGTCCTCAGTTCCTTTATTGTTCTTTAAAACCAGCATGTCTTCTATTTCAAGATGCCATAATGGATAGTACAATGTTGCTGCACCACCTCGTACACCACCTTGTGAACAACTTTTAACTGCTGATTGAAACATCTTGTAAAAAGGAATAACACCTGTATGTGCTGCATCACCATTACGAATAGGAGAGTTAATTGCACGAATGCGTCCTGCACCAATTCCAATTCCTGCTTTTTGTGATACGTACTTTACAATCGCATTTGATGTTGCGTTAATACTATCTAGACTATCATCTGACTCAATTAAAACACATGAACTAAACTGACGTACATTTGTACGAACACCAGCCATTACAGGAGTAGGTAACGAGATATCAAAGTTACTTATTGCATCATAGTAATCTTTAACCCATTTCATACGATTGACTGTGTAACTACCAAACAAAGTTGCAGCAATCATCATGTACGCGATTTGTGGTGTTTCAAATATTTGACCTGTCACTCGGTTTTGTACCAAGTATTTTCCACGAAATTGTTCCATTCCCACATATGCAATGCTTTGATCACGATCATGCTTGATGTAACTGTTTAGTTGATCAAGTTCATCCGATGTATACAATGCAAGAATTTCATCATCATAATATCCACGCTCAATGTTATCTTCAATAACTCTAGACAAATGATCAGGTTCAAAGTCATTATATACTTGCTTACGTAGATGATAGTTGATCAATCGTCCCGCTACCCATTGATAATTAGGAGTATCTTCTGTGATTAAATCTGCTGCTGCTTTTATTAGTGTTTCTTGAATTTCATCAGTAGTGATTCCATTATAAAACTGAATACTACTTTTTATTTCCACTTCCGACGGACTAACTCCTGCAATATCATTACAAGCATAAAATACAACTTTGTGTAATTTATCTAAGTCAAGTGGTTCTCTAGCGCCATTGCGCTTTTTTACCATTATTTCCTTCATTTATATCCTTACCTGTTTGGTTTCAATATTGTTATTTTACTAGATCGTCTGAATACCATGTATTCAAAATTTCACATTTGTCTAATACAGACACGTTATCTACTATACCATAATTATGATTTAATACATACTCGTTATCTAATCGTATTACAAGTCCTACCTTTGATTTTCCTGCGTCTTGTACTAATAGTATATCACAAGACCAATCGCATAATTCCAATGTATATGCCATTCCAAGCGCAATCACATTTTCATCATATAGACCATGCCATAATAAGTCCCAAGGATTGGGCCATTCTTCTGAACTATATGGGTCTATTACTCTATTAGAAAGTGGTGCTAAACGCCACCAATCTACTAGGGTTTGTAAAAAATCTTCATCAGATATATCATCTAACTCGTTCAACTCGGTACGAAATGCTTTCCACTCCGTCAGTCGTTCTTTGGGCATTAATTGCCATATTGCTGAATTCATACTACAGTGTCGCTTTGAAGTTATCGGTTAACCATGCGAAATCTGCGTTTGCTGTGTCAGTGGTAGCATAGTGTAATGTAAATAAACCACCTGACATTGTACCAGTAAATACATGATCTAATAAACTACCTGATGTTGTTGCATTATTTGTATAATTGTCAGAAATAGTATGTGTATCATCTGCTGCATTAACTGCAATGCTCAATGAACCTTTGCGAATATGTCCTGCTACGTTTCTTAATGAATAACGAATATCTGCGTTATCATACCTAGTTCCATCAAATGCAACAGGCAGTGCACCTGTTGTAGATGTTATTGACACAAATCCAGGAATATCTAAACCGACATCTGGCTCAAATAGATGAATCTCAGAATTATACTCTAATGAGACATTGCCTGTTCCGGCTGCCATGGGATCCTTAACAACTACAGATATCGTTGAATTATCAGTGGTAAATGATGGTGA